TAAAGTTCTCGTCTGCTCCTCCAGGAGAAGCAATGGTAACTGTTGGAGCAGAAACATAACCAAATCCACTATTTCCAATACTAATAGTGTTGACTGTACCAGCAGCAGATACTGTGACAGTTGCTGTTGCTTGTACTGGAGAGGGACTTCCACTAAATGATATTGCAGGTGCTGCAGTATATCCAAGACCAATGGTTGCTCCAGTACCAACACACCAAGGATCTGTAGTGGAATTAAATCCAACTGCCGTCACAATACCTGTTATTGGATCAATGGTTGCAATACCAACCGCAATTTGTGTAGGTGCATCTTGACCCGAAGTAGTTGTAATTGCAACAGTAGGTGCTGTAGTGTATGCTCTACCAGTAGTGCTAAAGGCAACAGAATTTGGATCTATAGATGATCCAGCAATGCCAATTGTTGCAGCTGCAGAAACTGTTCCTGGATGTGAAATAGTTACTGTTGGGGCACTGGTATAGAATTTACCTCCCGTTGTAATAGCAAGTGTCTCAACCGTTCCTCCAGTTGAGTCATAATCGTCAAGAGTTGCAGTTGCCTCTGCTGCATTTCCAGTTCCTGTTGGTAATGCAAAAGTTACAGTTGGTGCCTGTGCGTAGAATACACCACCGGTTGTCCCTCCTGGGAAGAATAGTGATGATCCACCAATGCTGATAATTGCTTCGGTAACACTAACACCTCCACCAACGATTGGGGAATCGAGAATAGCAGTTGCTGCTGCTCCGACGTGTTTTGGTAAAGAGAACGTGACAGTGGGATTTGTCACATATCCTCCACCACCTCCAGTGATAGTAACCAATCCAACAACACCATCACCGATAGTTGCTGTAGCAGCAGCACCTGCACCACTAGTGCCACCATTAGAAAATGTGACTCCTGGTGCTACAGTGTACCCTGCACCAGAGTTAACAACATTTACTGCCTGTACTGATTGTAGTTTTGGATTAGCATTCAAGTTACAAGCATTGATACCACCAATCATGGTGGCAACTCCGACTGCTGTGGTTCCTCCTGAAGGAGCAGAAGTAACACCAACTGTTGGAATTTGACTGTAACCACCACCTCTATTAGTAATAGTAAAGAGCCTTACACCACCATTGAAGATTGCAGAACCAGCAGTAGCAGTGACAGCCGCACCAACCAATGTAAGTGTCTGTGTCGGACCTTGAATCGTATTGATGCCATCATCGGTAACTCCATCAACCTCTTCACCAACCAAGTTATTATCGATGTCTTCAATACCAGTTGCGATAACTTCATCCTCAAGACGGAAGAGTTCGCAATACAACTCATAAACGTAGAGATTTTGTAATTGATAATATGGTTTTGCATACTCAATATCTTTGATTTCATAAATTCTATCGTCAAGAGGAAACCAAATAAGATCTCCACTTTTAGGTCTGGTCGATAATTTTACGTTTGCTTGATCTTGAATCAAAGGAGTAATATAATTTTCAAATCTCTCTCTGGAGATAATCAATCTAACTTCATCTTGAGATTGAATTCCAAACTTTGAAAGAAGATTTCCTGCACCAGAATATTCATCATAATTATCGACATATGCCTCAAGGGGCAGTGCTAAATCAAATTTAGATTGAACAACTTCTCTTATTACAGTATTCTCTGTAAGATATTTTCTGGGTAGATAAAATATTTCTACACCATACGTTCTCAGTTGCTCATTTATTAAATCTTGAACCAGATTCTGTTCACCAGAGGTTCCTTGTGTAAAATACGGATTTAATACCATGATATCAACCTATCATATCGTAAGGTGGAAGTTCATATGTATTAGACATTTGTTCTCTAATTATCTGTAACTCTCTTTCAGCATCATCATAAATCTGTCTGCCATTAAGTTCAATTCCACCAGGTAGTTTGACCCCTTGGAATTTGATTAAGTTCTGACCCCACTGTCTCTTCATTAGAGCAGTCAAATATCGTTTTAAGAATGAATCATTCCAAACTCTTGTATGAGTATCTGGATCTAACAAACGATAACAATCGATGATAATGTAGTCATCCTTTGTGGCAGATCCCCAATCTATATCAAGATACAATCTATCAGATCTCTGATTAAATCTGATCATCTTTTCAGTGCTCAATGCAAAATCAATATCCTCAAGATATCGTTTTGTCATTGCATAAGTTAAAATTTCAGTTGATCCCCAATAGTAAATATCATTGAGAAACAACTGATATTTTACACTGAACATATTATTTGTTACAGTGTTTGATCCATCAAACTTAAATATTTTATTTACACCAAGAACTTCGGGTGGAACCTTCAGATAGTTACTATTTTCTTCAAAAGAGAATGTAATTGTAGAACCATTAATGGTGTCGGTATTTGTAGTGGTTGTTATTCCTGCAGAGGTACTTCCGCCTCTAGCTCTACCTCTATCAATATCCTCTTGAGTTAGTTTATATTTTAAAAATGTTTGAGATACTCCATCATAATCTCTTTCATGAAAAATTTGAAGAGCATCATCCACCAAGTCATCTACTTGCTCATCAGCAATATTAATCTCCAGGACAGGAGCCCCTAGTTGCCTTTTGCAATAATTTACTAGATCTGTCCTACTTGCTGGTTTTGCCATTTACTTCACAAGTTTCCTATGTGTATTTAGGGTGCTGAGGATACTGGATTATATACATACACATTTCCATTAGCCAGAGAGTATGTTGTGTTTCCTCCACCAACTGATTCTTTAACTAACACATCATACATATATCTTCCTTCAACTAAATTTCTAGTGTCAGCTGCAGAATGAGAAATCTTTATCTTACCATCGTAAGCACTAGTAAATCCAACAGTAAAAGATGATGTAATACCAAGTGTTGCTCCAACGGCAACACTCTTTGATATGGCAGCAGAAGCACTAAAATTTGTTAAATCAAAATTACCACTAGAAGTGGTTTTTACATTCAAATTTGCAATAAAATCTGCTCCTCCATAAATGGTCAGATTGAGACCATATGGTACTCCTGAGTCGGGATCAAAAACGATGTTACTAGATGCCATCTGCTAACCCTATTACTGACATGGTTTCTTGCTGTTTATAATAAAGTTTTGCAAAAGATTTTGCGATATTTTTAAGCATGTCACTATCATTACAATTATCTATATCAGTTGCAATCTGTTGATATGCAAAACTTTTAGATAGATTCTTTAGTTCGATGTTATCAGGATCCATTTAGTAACTCCTTTAGTAATAACTTAATTTCGTTAATGTCATCCTTTACATTAGCAAGTTCTTTCTCAATTGTCTGTTCTTTTTGCTTCTCTTTAGATTTAACCTCACGGGTTGAGAGATACTGCTGATGCTCAAGTTTATTTACATTGACTATTGAATTTGTCACAGGATCTCTTGCGAGATCCTTATGACCTTCCATTTCATAAAATTCCATATTATGCTAAAGCAATTACTCTCAACTCTCTAATTTTAGGAACATAACATTGTGACTTAGATGTAAGATTCAACTTAATTCTATAATTTCTAAAGGAGGGTAACTGATCAATAGTGAACGTATACTCCTTATAGTCAGTTTGATATGCATCAAAAACATAAGAATTTGATTTTACCACAAAACTGTCAGGAAGTCCATTACTATCCTCAGGATTAATAATTCCACCTCTATTATTCAGATTAGAATAACCTGGGAATGGTGTAAAGATTGGATCTTGACCCTCTTTATTATTAATCGCATACAATGCTCTAATATCAGCATCTTCATTAATGTGAGCAGATACGATAATCTTAATTGAAGATGCAGGATTCTCTAAATTAATCTCCTTAGACACATATTGACATGCTGTGGGATCTTCTAATGGAGAATCAACTCTAGGATCTGTTGTATAATCTGTAATCACATCATTCACTCTGTTTGAAGTGAAGATAGCACTAACTCTTTGGCCATCAAGAACAGGACTGATTCTTGAATCTGTTGTATTCAAGAAAAGTCTCATGTTCATTGATTTAGATCCAGGAATAGTAGTTAGTTGTGCATCTTCATTAATCTTAGATGCAATCATTCTTGGAGAATCAAAATAATTCTTTTGATTAAGTATGATATCATCAAATCCCTCATCAACATATGGGATCTCTGTTCCACTGAAACTCTTCGAGCTAGTGGTTCTAAGTTCTGCTGTTATTACAGTTCCAGGAACGTTCAGAGTTTGAACATTTGGTGTAATGAGATCATATGGAATGTTCTGTGTTGCCTTTACATGATATCCACCAGAAGATCTAGTTTTATTAACGTAGAGTTTGGGGAATCCAACATCACTGCTTCTGTCAGTTCCAGTAGTTGAACTTGTATCCAATTTAATTTTATAAGAATCGAAGGTAAACTGATCAGATTCTGTTGTGTCACCTAGATCATGAGTTCTATTGATTCTATTCAAACTAATTCCACCAAATTCATATTTTTGAACAGGTGTTCCAACTGGATATGATTTTGAATTTGATCCCCTTGTGATGTCACCACCAATGGTGTTTCCATTGACATTTGTGTATTCAATAACTTCATCACCAATAATGAGTAATCCAACGTTAGTTGTTCCGACTCCGACATTTTCAAAAGTGGTAAAACTAGATGCCTGGTTTACAGAAATTCCATCAGTAGAATCAGCAGGATACTCTGCAGAGAGAGTGGTTGCTTTTATGTCAGGTGTAATTCCAGAAATCTTAACCTGGTTGTTTGCAAAATACATTCCATGATTTTGATGATTGACGTTGATGTGAAGACCATCAGTGTCAACCTTGATATTAGATATCTGAACATCTCCACCAGTTCCAAGTCCAGCAGCACCGGAGGAATTAAGTTCTGTCGAAATACCAGAACTATTGAAGAAGAACAGAGTTTTTGCTGCACCAACAACAAATTCACCTTGAACATTATTGAGGATAAGTTCACTAGTTTGACCAATGCCAGGAATGGTCAATCTTGCATTTCTACCAAGAGTTGCAACACCGATCGTATTAATACCAACAACGTCTCCAACTTGATATCCAAAACCACCATTTACAATAGTAGCTCCACCTGCAACAATAGAACCACTGTTAATAGTAATATCAGCAGTAGCACCTCTACCGTTTCCAGAGAGAGTTACAAGATTTACTCCACTAAAGGTTTGGTTGCCGTCAAGAGGAGTGTATCCAATTCCTGCATTAGTAATTGTGAGATTACCTGTAGCAGTTCCTGCAGTTCCTACGAGATCACCAGTTGCATTCGTTCCTTCCTGGAAGAAAGTATTACCGATTTCATAAACATCAGCAACTGTTGTTCCAAGACCAACTCTAACTTGTCTAGAATTGAGATTGATTGGATTAGGAAGCAGTGTTGGAATCTGACTATTACCTTCAGTCAACTCTGGACTATAGAATTCAACACTTCCATTTTCAACAAAATCTGCCCTATAAAGAGTAAACTTAAGATCCTCCCATTGACTTGGTTCCCATGTAGAAGCATTCTGCGATTTAAACAGAGATCCAACCTGCTGAATATTTGGTTGGTTTGAAATAAATGCATCGGTTAAGAGATCATTCTCACCAACTCTAGAAATATAGACACTATATTTGGTTGAGTTAGATGCTAAACAAATAGCATATTCTTTACCACCTTCAAGATAAACTGGTGCTTTAAATTGAATGTTAGTAGCAATAGATCCATCTGAAGAAGTTTGAACATCATCAGGATCTAAAACAACTTCAGAGAATGGTAAAATTCTTGGTGTTGGGAAACCACCATCCATAGTTCTCAGTTGGAAGACAACAGGAATATCCATGTCATCTTTAGATCTAAAGAACACATCACAACTAGTCATGAAGACACCTGTTTCATCTTTAATCAAGAACGATTGTGCCAATGGGTCATACCAAGTAATGATTGTTTGAGTTCTAGTTTGAGAACCAATCAATCTTGTATTAAGTGTCTCTGTTCCAAGTTCTCTGCTTACATTTAAACTTTCAAATTCATTTTTAAGTTCAACTCTAGCATTTCTAATTGAGATAATATTTTCTTGAACAGTTTCTAAAGTTCCTGCAGATGTAAATGATTCTTCAGCAATTGTAGTTGCGAGATCTTGATTATTATCTGGGTCATTGACCAAAGTAAATACCTTAGTTCCTGTTTCAAATTTGGGGAAATTTACATTATTTGGATTTGGGATATAGTAACTTCCAATACATGTTGCAGACAAATCTGAAACAAGTCTTACATTATTAAGTGTTGCTTGTGCTCCGCTTGATTGACCCTTAAGAACCATACCAGAAGCAACAAATCCATGAAAATCTCCTCTTGCTTGTGCTGACAGAGATGCAGTGTCAACGTTTAAAATATCTGATGTAGAGGAGTATGACTGAGCAAGAGGTCGGACTGTATATGGATTCTGAGAGAAGGTTTTTGATGGAGCATCATATGGACCTTCTTTATGGTTTGACTGTGCAACTCTAAATGTAATTTTTGGAGATGCATCTGACAAGTCCTCTGAGAGACCTGTTCTTAACATAACACCTTCAACAGTTTCTCCAACCTGGAAAGTGCCAGAGGTCATAGAGATTTCTAGAAGTTTTGGTACACAATATTTGGTAACATCAACTCCATCAAAGAAAGCATACAATCTGGTAAGTGGTTTGACTTTTTTAGATACAAATTCAACGTTTCTAGAACGCATGTTTGCAATCAAATCTCTACTAACAACTCTGTCTCCAAGAGAGTTCATGTCAAAATCTTCAGTGACAATGGTTCTTACACCAGTTCTACTTTGAACTCCTGCTTGTGTTGTTACTCTAACTCGATCTTCAAAAACACGATCAGTTACTTGTCTTGTGTTTACTCTTCTTAAACTTCTATTACCAGGACCCTGACGATGAATAACGTCAGGTCCATTATTTTCGACTCTTGTTCGTGTTGTTTCTGTCGCAGAGATAGTTCCCCAATTAGTTTGCCAAGAATTCCAAACAACAGGTCCAAATCCAGTTTGAGGATCAATAGTTCCATTTGCAGCAAGTTCTTCAAAAGTTTCGGTATAATTACCTTCTTGTTGAATGATTTTTGCATCTAATCTTGCTTGATCGACCCAGTTGTCGGATGCGGGTGTTAATTCAACAGTACCATTCCAGAAACTAATCAAGAAAGGAGTTACACTTTCAGTTCTAGTTGCAAATGTTTGTGATAAGTATTCAACTTCTGCATAGTCCAAAGAAATAATATCATTTGCTTGTTTTCTAACATTATTTCCTTCAATTTCAGCAAAATTAATATCATTTGTTGCATCAGTATCTACAACAGGTCCATGAACCAAATCAACAGCAGTTGTATAATGCTTTGGTCTCAATTCACCATATTCTCTGTCAATAGAGTTCTGAATACCATATTTTGCATCTTGAGTTTTAAATCCAGAGAAATTATCAACAAAGAATCCTGCTTTAAATCTGTTAAGCCCATCATTATCAGCAACAAAAAGATTAGCAGTTTCTTTTTCTAATAAAGATAGTGTTGTGTAATATTCAAGATTCTTGATTCTGTCTTCAAGTTTCTTGATATCTTGCATTCTAAATCTCTTATATTCAGCAAAAGAGATCTTTGCTTCCTCTGGTGTGTATAAGAATGGTGGAAGATTAATTGTACAAATCTCAATCGCATCATTAATTGGATTTGGTCTTACAGGATCATCTGATGGTGCTCCATAAACAACTTGGAACTTTCCATCCTTGGACAAGAAAACTCTGTCAATTCTTCCTTGATAGTAAGAAACATCTGCAGTAATTGCTTCATCAGAAGCAAGAACATTTGATGCAGATTGTCCTAAAGAATCATATGATCTACCTAAGAACTCTAACGGTGATCTAACATCAGTATCTACCGTGTAATTAGAAACTCTAGGTCTAATATCAATAATATCACTCGTTCTATAAACATCAACATTTGCAATATCATTAGTATAATCAAAATTCTGATAAGAATTAACAGTTGTTACATCCCCATCATCCGTAGATTCAAATGATCCACTAGAGAAATAAATTTTAATTTGATTGGATGGTGACTCTGCTTTATTTTTTCTTCTTATAATACCATAGTTGTAAATGGTATTTTCTTGACCAGTTCTAAAAGTGTAATTTGGGGATATATTAAAACTTGGAGTTGAAAGTGTAGAAACTCTAGCAGATAAATTTGAATCTGCAAACTCTACAGTTTCTCCTTCAACAAATACAGATTCATTTTTATAGATGAATGAAATTTCAGAACTACTTACGATTTCCGCAAGAATTGCCACTGCCCCACTCGTTTGACCTGTGATTGTTTCACCAATCAAAAATTCGGATGTTGTTGTGGAGGTGCTATTGATATTCAATAAAGTAGATCTAGGAGCAGAAGCAGCACTGGTGTCTGCTGATTCATAAATTCCATGAACTTCTATGACATCTGGGAAGTTCAGTGAAATAGTTTCATCTTCTACTCTAGTTCCAAAAGGATATGCACCAAATACCAATCCATTATTAAGAGTGGTTGATCCAATACCAGATCCCTCAAGTTTTGATTTATTTACAATAATACTATTAACTGGGGTTTTTATTTTTACTTTTGCCTTTGGATTTGTTTTTCTAAGAGTTGCTACTAAAGAACATCCGTTGCTATTAGAACCTAATCCTCTTATTTGTAGAGTTTTGCCATCAGCACCTATTTCAAATTTATCTGATGTTAATGCTTCTGTAGATCCATCGGCTCTAGTTAACAAATATCTTTCTTCATCAAAAGGCAAGAAGGTTTCATTATCTCCTGCTTGTGCTTCCGCAGAAAGTTGATTCGATGCAATATTAACAGTGAATGTTTTTCTAATTGTTAAAACGGACTCAGAAATATCTACATCAGAAACATTTGGTTTTGGTAACGGAGTGAATAAACTATTGTCTGAGGAAGATGCTAAATCTGAGGTAACTACTTTAAAGTCAGTTACGTTTAATGTAGATGATGGCAAAAATCCACTTGCAATACCGGTGACAGTGGTAACACCCTCAACTTCAATATGTGTTGTTCCGACACTAACTACTCTTGCAACAATAGGATCTTCAGTTAAAAGTCCAGATGTGGTATCTGAATATTGAACAAGATCATTTTCCTTTACAATAGTGCCTGGGAATCTCTCATTTGGACTGCGTACTGTACTTACACCACCAGACAATGCACTAACGGTTGCAATGCCAACGATAAACTTATCAGATTGAATTACGTTAGCACTAAATGTATTGATACCGGTGATTCCAGCATCAAGTTCAGTTGTATTAGAAGTTCCGTAGATAGATTTTACATCAGAAATACTGTTTTCTGTTACAGCAATAGCAATTCTTCCATTTTGAATTCCATTGAAAGTAAGCACTTCATTAGGAATAAACGATCCTGAAGTTTCATATACAGTGATTGCTGTTCCTGCGTTTACACTATATCTTAAGAAACCTGTAGCACCACTTGATTCACCTTTAATGAAAGTGGGGACATTTAAAGTATCTGCTTGATTTAATGCAATCTCTGTAGTTGTTTGTACATCAAAAAGTGCAAGATTCCATTCGTTGACATTTTCATTTGCAGCATCATATGAACCAGATTCTAATCTAAAGTCATATACTCTAGCAATACCTATCTCTTTACCAGGAGCATTTTCTTGATTAGTGCCAACTCTTTGGTTTCTCAAACTTACTGCATAGGTATTTCCAATTCCAACACTTGGAGATCTATAGACAGTGTTAAGTTTAAAAGTTGGTCCTGTATTATAAATTATATTTTGATTTTGTAAAGTTTTTGTTGTTCTTGGTTTTTCAACATCAAGATAAGTAACTCCTAAAGATTCAATTTCATATCCTTTAACGTATGCTTTTCCTGGAGAAATTTTATATAATGCTAAATCATTTCTTGCATTCTCTCCACCTGGAGTAAATTGTCCTAAATTAAAAATACCACCATTTCCAATATTATTGTTTAAAGAATTAACAACACTTAAATCAAATGCTTTTATATAATAGTGACCAGATTCATCAAAAGTTCTTCTAGCAAGAACATCAGTTATATCATTATATCCTACTCCTCCTCCAAGAGTTCCTCTTTTACGTGGAACCGTTTGAAGAACTCCATTAATTACAGTCGCAAGAAGAATAAAATTATCGTCGTTAAAATCGTCTAATGGTTTTTTAAATAAACTAGTACTAATTCTAAGTCGATCAGCACCAGGCGCAGCATAATTGTTGAATCCTTGAGAATTATCGTTAAGAGTTTCGTCTAAATCTGAAGTAACAATCTCCTCGTTAACAAACAAACCAATTCTATAACTAGGTGTGTTTGTATATTGATCAAGAATTAAAGTTTCTTTATTTACATTGACAAAATTTCCACGAATAAAATAAATTCCATTTTCAATTTGGAAAGAAGATCCAGTTGCAGCTGCACCAGAATCTAAAGTAGATGCAAATGGAGAATCTGGAGCAATCGTAGTGTTTCCTAATAATCCAGAAGCAATTGTTTCATTACAAGTCAGTAATTCACCATCAAAAAATTGTTGAGTGGTATTATTTGATGTACTAGAAGCAAGGTAGTTAATATATAAAGTTAAATTTCCTCTTTCAGAATCCTCTGGCAAAAGAATACTATCAACAAAAGCAGTTACTCCAGATCTCTGTCCAGTAATTTTTGTTCCAACCAATTGATCTGCGTAAGCAGCTACAGGAACTCCTTGATAACTGTTTTGAAGCTGTACTGCATAATATATTTGACTATAACCGATATTTCCTGGAATTACCTTAGCACCCTCTTTGAAAAAGTGCTGCCCAAATCTTTCAATCTGATTCTGAAGAATCGATTGAAGAGTAGTTAGTTCTCGTGCCTGAACAGGATATCCAGGTTTGAACAATACCTTATGGTAGTCGTTCGCTGGATCAAAGTCGTCAAAATATGGCGATACGTTGAGGTTCGTCTGCTGTGGCATAATTCTTTAGAACTGCAAAATAACTTTTATGTCTTCCTTTTGGTTCGACGATCTAGTAATAGATGGTCTGTTGTCAACGTAGATAATATTTCCAGAGTGTTTCTTAACCTCAGGATTGGCAATACCACTCGTAAAGCTTTGACCAAGATAGTATGTACGATTATTTATTACTGTAGATATACCTGTAAAATTGGTATCAATTGTTAGATCTGTTCCAGTTGAAGGAACAATCGTTAAACTGCCCCCAGTTCCTGGACTGGAGGTAAACTCTGTAAGATCAAATCCATATGTTGGATTAGTTTGTGCAGTTCCAACAGTGTTAAATCCAGCAAGGCTTCTATCTTGCCAGAATTTTAAAACACCTGTAGTTTGATCGTAACTAACTACTCTTCCAACAGCAGTTGTTCCTGTTGATACAGTTTGAGTAAAATAAGAATCAGCAACAAAGGTTGCCGTGCTATATCCAGTACCTACCAATCTCAACGCACTTGTTGCAGATGCTTTGTCTGATGTTAAAATTGTTGTTGATCCAAACTGTTGAGGATTTTCAACTAATCCAATTCTTGCAATTTGATTACCAGTAATAAAATCTGGATTTTGAATATCATTTTCAATTCTAGAATACATCAGAACGTTATACGCTCCAAGTTCTCTATAAATGTCAGCACCATGACCACCTTGAGGTGAAATGATAACATCAAATGTTGGTCTCGTTGTACCTGTAGGAACTCCTCCAGCAACTATATCAATATTGCCATAAGTATATCCAGAACCTTGATTAGAGATTGTTACTGAACTTACCTGTTGATTTCCATCAACAACAATTGTGCATTCTGCACCAGTTCCATCACCTCTAATTGGAACTTCCGTATAAACACTATTTGCTGTTCCCAGACCAACTCCTCTATTAGTAATAGTGGCAATTTTGATAGATCCATCTACAGCATTATCTCTAACAGCAGCATTATCTGCAGATGTACTCCAATCTGCAGGTACTGGCATGTATTGAGTAGATTCAAATTTTGCTACATCACTTGGAGTAATAGTGTAAAGATATTTCCAGATATATCCATCACCACTAGTTCCTGCTGCTCTTGGTTCTAAATCAGTGAAGGTTGGTTCATCAAGTGAGGGTTGTCCAGTTGGATTATCTGGACTCGTTCCATTTTGCAAACAAATATAAACTCTGAAGTCACTATTCATTACAAAATAAGTTGCCAAATACAGAGATGTTGATCCAGAAACAGCAGCTGTATTTGTTCTACTATAATCATGTCGATACATGTCATAGGTCGTTCCAGAAGACCAAGTTCTCTTAGGAACAACTTGCTTTACATCAGAACTAGTAATTTTTTTCAGAGCAACCATTGTATCCCAATAGTCATTCTCCTGATCAAAATTATCTTTTGGAGATGGCGGATCTTGATCCCAATCTGATTGATAATCAGCAGGGTTTGTCAGACCAACAAAAGAATAATAAGAGTTGCTGGAGTTTGTTACTCCAGCAACAAAATTTTTGGCATTTAATATTCTAATCTGATCAGTTATAATGGCAGCCATTTTGGACAGAGTTTTTCTTTATTTATTAACGATATTCTAGATATAATTTGTAAACTTCAGGAAATTAGATCTTACAACCATTGCTGATGTTGTAATACCTGATCCTTCAGTAAGTCCCACTCCAGATTGAGTATATGCATTATATGTATTCGTGTTACCACGATCAACAACTTCAATTTTACCCCAACTAAATTCACCCAACCCATCTCCAGATGTTGTTATTCCAGAGTAACCAGATGCAAACTGATCTACATCAACAAACAATCTTCTAACGTTAGTTGTAACTCCAGAGACACTTGTTGTTAAACCTTCAACTCTAGCAACTTGATAAACATTATCTGCAAAAGAAGTTCCGACACCTACAATACTTCCAGTATCATCAAATGATGTTACTGTTGTTACTGAGACACCAACATTAGATTTTCTTACTATGAAGTAATCATATTGCTCAATTGATGTGATGGTAACTGCTGTTCCTGTGAGATTACTATCTCTGAGGAATGAATCATATGGAATATGAACATCAAAGATTAATTGAGTTGTTCCAATTCCAACAGATGTAGAACCAAATCCTACAATAATACCACTGTCTCCATAGTAGTTGTTAACAGAAACTTCTTCCTCTGTGTATCCAGGAGGAGAGAAGAGAACCGTTGGTGGATTTGTATTAGTATAACCAACACCAGGATCGGTGATTGCAACACCTGTTACTGTTCCACCTGCACTAATGCTCACAGAACCAAATGCTCTTGATGCAGAAGTATATCCGAAACTTACTGTTGCTGTTGAATATCCAATTCCACCATCTGAGATAACGACAGAAGAAATAGTTCCAAGTCCAGACACTACAGCAGTTCCAGCAGCACCAGATTTTTGCTCTTGAGCAATGAACTTAATTTTGTTTTGGAAAGTTAGTGTGCTTGCTTCGTTTCTACCGTCAAATAGAGGTCTCAAAGTGTCCACATAAATTGCGGTAGATCCAACTCCAACAGATTTAATAATGTATGCACTTGGATTAATTACTGGTTCATAGAGTTCTCTATCTTTACCCTGTGGAATTTGATCAATAATTTTGTCTTCAGTTTGTCTACACCAGGTTACAGGTCTGACCAAAGTTACATCTTCAGTTTTTCCTGGACCATGATATGCATTCGTTTCAACAGATCCTGTAGACAAGATGTTAAATACACTTCTAACATCTTCTTCTAAGTAATCTGGTTGATCAGAGAATGGTTCTAGTTGTAAAGTGTCTCCTCTCTTTACAGTTTCAATAACATTTCTGAAGATGACATCACTATCACCGTTTCCTTTATAGAAGATAATCTTTGCTTTATCACCAACTTTTAATGCTTCAGAGAAGGTTATAATACTACCACCAGTAAATTCATATCCAACACCAGGAACTTGTAATACATCATTTACGAATACAAGAAGAACATCTTGTACATCAATTTTTGATCCTGGGGAAGATACAATAGAAATAATTGATCCACCGTTCTTTAAGGTAAATTCTCTTGTTTCACCATCAATAAATTCGTCAATAGGATCAAGAATTTGTAAAGTACCCAAAGACCATCCAGAGAATTCATCACTAATTACTTCATCAATAGTAAGTTGGAACTCATTTCCAGAATAAGAGGGTGTAGTTGGAATACCTATTGTTCCACCAATAGCAACAGTTAAAATCTGATCATTACCATATCCATATCCAGAATTGACGATTTCAAAATCGATAACACTAGAACCCTGTCCAACGATAATATCAACTGTTGCCTCAGTTCCAACTCCAGAAGCAGAAGAAGAACTATAATGCAAACTCATATTTGAATATGAGAGAGGATCATCAATTACAACGAATGGTTGGTTAGTTGCAGTATATCCAGTTCCAGGATTTGTAATTGCAATACTTACAATATGACCACCTTCAATTGCAGCAGTTCCGATAAACTCAATATTTCCAGTTCCGGTACTAGATGTACCAACACCAACGTTGACCGTGGTTTGAATACCAGATCTATATCCAGATCCACTGTTACCAATACTGATGGATTCAATTGTTCCTGCAGCAGATACGATAGCAGTTCCTCCAGCAGCAACTAAGGGTTGATATCCAAATCCTTCGGTGGATCCAACAGAAACTATAATTCCACCTTTAGGGAAACTGGAAATTCCAACATCTGGTCCAAGAGGAGATTGTGGTGAAGTTCCATCAAAAGTTACTGAAGTAATACCAGAGGATTGTTGCAATGTATAATCTTCTTGAGATCCAGGAACTTGGAAAATGTCATTTATAAGAATTATGGCATTTTCATCAACAATTCCTGTAATGTTAGAACCTTCTTGCTTTAATGCAAACTCATTTTCAGTTCCAGTAAACTGATCGGATACGTTATCAAAAATATAATTCTTAGAGTATGACGCATCTGATCCATTTTCTAGTCCAGATTTCATGAAAGATCTGCCTTGGAAAGTAGAGGAACTTGTGATTCCTGTCCAATCTCTTTCATCTGGAGCATTGGTGGCAGTTCCAATTGGTGTATTTCCAAAAGGTGCTTCAGCAAAATTGAGATGATTATTGACAATATTATAGTTACCGGTAATTTTAGTAACCAAATCTCCAGTATTTCCTACACCAGATGGTGTTCCCAACCAAGATCTACGGACTCTAATGGCATTTGTTTTACCTATGCCGATACCTTCAATCTTCATTATCTCATTACCAATCTTTATTAAGTCCGCACCAAAGAATGACGTTATTCCTGTGAACTCAATAATTTCTGCAAGTGCGCTAAAGTTTGTAGACAATCCAGTTGTGACTGCAGTAGCAACAACTGGAGATTGAATCACATTATCAATAGCAACAACAACCTTTGCATTTTGATTTGTTGCCACAAATCTATGCGAAGTTCCAATACCAACACTTTCAAGGTCTACGACGACTGGAGTGCTCTTAAGTGCATTTTCTGCACTGGTTGCAATCTTAATTAAATTATCATCAACTTTAACTGCATAGAGATTTTCATCTGGGAGGAATGTGGTGTTTGCTGCTCCAACGAAACTGGTTGTTGCGATACCAATAGCAGATGCTGCTGTTCCAACATGATTGTATGAAATTTTCTCACCAGATACAAAGAAGTGATTGGGAATTTTAATTGTATTTGCATCAATATCAACAATTGTGGAATCATTTCCTAAGAAATATCTTTCAAAAATTCCATCAGTTTTATGCGTTAATCCAAACTCTCTCTTAATGTCACTATCGGTTCCTGTATATGAACCAAGTTCAGTGATAATGGATCCATTTGTAAAGTCAATTGAATTTGGATAGTTTTCATTTAAGACATCAAGTCTAAGAGAATTTTTAAATACAGTGACAACGGTATCAATGCTGGGGATAGGTGTAAATGTAAGAGATGCCTTTCCATTAGAATCAATAGAAGCACCCATGGTTCCTAGACCAGCTGAACTTTCTAGATTTGCGTATTCTGCAAAAAAGATGTCATATGGATTTGCAGCATCTACAAAATTGTCAACTACGACAACCTCAGACAACTGAATTCTGTTGTTAGTGGTGTCAGTTACCTGAACAATAAAGTATCCACCATCATCATCAGTAGCATAGTCAGAAATCGTGGTGACTCCAGGAGATCCTGATGCAGATATTGATGTTGTTCTTGCATCAAGTGTTGCTCTTATTATGTTAGTTGTAGATATTCCTGTTGATGTATGAGTTGCAAGACCAACAAAAACTGTATTGACAGCACCTGTGGTTGCAATTCCCACACCTGGATGGAAAGTAATATTCAAATTAGAACCATCATCACTTGCAGAGTAAGTTCCTAATCCAGCAGAAGATGCTGCTGTTACACCTTCAGCAGTCAATCTGCCAAATTCAAGTAGGTCAATAGTTGTTCCATCATTAATAACATTTAATTCAACCATCTCATATAGATTAGTTTTATTAATGTCAGGAGTTATATTGACCAACACTTTGGTCGAAGTATATGTGTTTGCAATTGAGACAATGGTAGCATCAGATCCAGACGAAATCTCAGTGCTCTTAGTTTCAATCTTTGCGACTGAACCAAATGTAGTTGTCCCAATTCCGGTAGCAATACCGCTTAAATTGTATGAAAGTGTTGTCAGATCATAATCATTAACTGATGATTTAGTTGGATAGAATAATAATTGTCCTTCAGTTCCAGAAATACTAAAATCAAATGATCCTTGATCGTAGGTTGACTCTACTCTACCATATTGATTTAAGAATCCAACAGATCCATTATGAACTAAATCAACAATCATTAATTGTCTTTGTCCTGTAAATCTTTTATCTCTTATATAAGTGATATACTTTTGAGCTTTTACTGCATCAAGATCAAACGTGTCTACAACACTAAAAGGAGTTGGTCTTGGATCACTATTAAATTGACCACTGATGTCATCAATAGACAGAACTCTATTTCCAATTGATTCAAAATAATCTGTAAGAATTCTATTTTTAAATATGATTTGATCAGATATAAATGGAGATCCGATGCTGTTCTCTGTTGCCAAATCAAAATCATGGACACAATGAAGATTTCCAAAAGAATCGATGTGATTGACTATAGAAATTCCATCAGATGCTATTCCAACATTCATGGAACTCGTATCAGTGGTAGATTCTAATTGATAATCTGCAAACTTTCTATATCCTAAAGTATGATTGAGTGAAGAAACTGCGTCATTCCATTCATCATATGGAATTTCAGAC